TGACGCCCCTGTTGGGCGTCACCCTGAAGTTGAACTTTATATCAACATCCACATGTATGTTAGAAACGCGTTCACGCACAAAGTACCGTGAGGGGGCCGTTGTATTAATAAGGTTTTACAAAAACTTTATTGATCCACCGCCTCCTGCACCGCAACATCCAGATTGGGTCGACGTAAACTATATCGTTCCGCCTCTTGAAGAGGCTTACGAAGAGATTACGCCGAATTCCACTGGTAGTCATAGGACTTGGAAATCTTTTCAACACTTTAAAACAAGTGTGATAGGAGATCCAATGATGTGTGCCGTGCCGGTCGTAGCTTATTACGCAGGCTCTTCTAGCCTTGAGTATGTAGCTGTCGTCCAGCACCCGCTATACTTATATTGGGAGAATACACGTTTCGGCTCGGTGTCAATGCTGGATAAAAATCCAGACTTGGCATTGCTGTACTCGAAGGACGCGAGTGGGAGTTTCGTACCCCCGCCCGCATCGTTAGACTCTTTGAAGCAACAGTCACTCAACGTGATGTTGCCAATCATTAAGTCTAACCTAAGTCTTATGAACTCTGTTTATGAGTTAAAAGATTGGCCTTCGTTGTTACAGACTCTTACGAAAATGCGGCTCTTTGCTCGTGACCTTTGGAGGCACGGCAAAACCACTATTCGTAATTGGGCCGGGACTGGTTCGGATGCCTTCCTTCAGTGGAAGTTCAATATCCGACCAGTCCTATCTGACATAACTGGTATTCATACCAGTTTAACTCGCCTTGAGCGTCGTTTAAACGACCTCATTACGCGAGCGGGGAGGGTCCAACAAATGCATTTTGCATTTAATTGGAATGAGTATCCTGACCTTGTATCTACTATATCGAATTGGAGTTCTACGAATCAGCTTACTGCAAAACTTGCAGCCGCTAATCTTGTAGGACCTACTTCGACTGTACAATACAATCGCTTCGCTACTTATAGCCCTTCTAAGTTCCATGCCGAAATTCGATATAATTACAATTATACCGAATACCAGCTTGTGCACGCACAAGCCCTGGCGCTCCTTGATAGTTTGGGTGTTAATTATAACCCAAAGATCTTGTGGGATGCCTTGCCATGGTCATTTGTAATTGATTGGGTGGTCGGCGTAGGCCGATTACTTGATCAATTCAAAGTTCGACAATTCGAACCGCAGATAAACATACATGGGTATCTCTGGTCTATTCGGAGGGAGCGGAGAGTTATAGTTACCCGGCAAGTGCTGGATAGTCTATTAATCTCTCGCGGTCCCAATCCGAAAAGGTCGGTGATACCCTTACCAGTAGTCGTCAGTTCGGCTTATCGCCGATCTGTCGGATTACCGTTAAGTAGCTCAGTAACACTGAGCGGGTTGAACTCTTCGGAGTTCACCCTAGGAGCAGCGTTGGTAGTAAGCCAACGGAGGTTCCACAGACACAGGTAGCCAAAAGCTACCTTTTAAACAACATAAGCATGCTAGCAAATACGCTAAACACGAACGAAGTCAAGAATTCGGCCGGGACTGAACAAGAGTTCAGTCGCCTGTCGAGTGGCCCCGGAAGGGAGACTGTGTATAAATTAATCACAGAAACTCCCTATCTCCAACACCGGCTCTCGGTTAAACACCAAGAGTCCGGAGTGGGGATGCTACTGCGTCGCAGGTCTGTCGTGCGGGTTGACAAGGATGTCATCTCGCTCGTAGACAATGTGACGAAAGTGCGGGCTTCAGTGTACATTGTTTTGGACTCCCCTGTGGGAGCCCTTACAACGAACGCTGAACCTACCAACATCATCGCGAATATCTTGTCGTTTTGCGCCTCCTTAGGCGCGTCAACGACTATTCTCTACGATGGTACCGGTAACGGTGCCGCGACCCTTCTTAACGGAGACCTGTAAGGTTCCGTTAATGGGATCATTCAAACCTTCTCTGAGCGTTCTCAGTTGTCTCAATAGCACCAAAAGATGTTCTGTTTCACTAAGAAACAGGACTAACTTTGGGTTAGCATTGGTATAACTGAAGAACGGCTCGGAGTTAGGTTTCATGATTGTGGAACTAACTAGTTAAATAAAGTCATTGACCCAATGGCCTCTGACTTGGAACCCAAACGTGTTCAGCATTCGGACAATTGATATCTTGTTGTTTCGAACAACTATTGATACTAATTGAACCTTTTGCTGATCGTCGTAGGGATCCATTAACTTGATTGTGTTGTCATCCTGAACATCCCATTCTGTCGCTATTAGGGCCCAGACCTGCTTCACAGCAGGCTTTGTCCGAAGTGGCGGCATTAGGGATGCACGGGGTGATGGTTTCGTGGTACTCATGTATTACGTTACTCCTCAGTTATGTTCGTTTAAAACGGATCGTGGAGCGTATGCATGCTCTAGGAGGGCACCCATATGGGACCCAATAAGAGCCTAGATGATAGTAAACTCATCGCTGCATATCTCCATGACGTTCAAACGTTACATGGGGATGTGTTCAACATTCGAGCAATGCGCTTGACCATTAACAAGGTCAAGAACAGAGCTCACGCGGAAGGTATAGGTTTTCTCACGAAAACCTTGCCCCGTCTGGGCAAGGCCTTTGATAAGGCTCTTGCTCAAGTTGCTAGTCTAAACTCTATTGATCTAGGATTCGAAACCCTAGAGAATAGTAAACTTCCCAAATTAATGGGTGAGTTCTTCAGATTAGTCTTGAAACCAGATGGGACTGTTCTTCCGCTACCGTGTGTAAGTTCCGTCAGAGTAATCAGGCAATTCTGCTTTTTGTTTTATAAGCTAGAGTTGCCTTATACCGATGAACAAGAACATGAAGTTATCGAAAGGTTTGAGAAAACCGAAATCGATATTAAACAAACAGATCCCCATCTCGAAAGATATGGGGAAGCTGCTAACCGCAGTTATTCCGATCGTCGCCAAATTGATAAACTCAATAAAGCTCCGGCCGAAATAGTGCGCGAGGCAAGGATATTACTTAGTAATGTCTTTGCTTTCTTCGATCCGATGGACATTTACCCTAGGCACGGGCCAGGTGCTGTTGCTACTAAGCAGCAGCTTTGGTCTAAGTACCTTTGGACAAATGTCGCGGCGAAGATTACAAACGTCTACCCTCTTGATGCCTTTTTCTACGCATCTCTAGGCCACGTTTGTGATAGATCCGAGCATTTTGTAAAGCTCGGGGAAGAAGATCTTCCGGCGCGAGTAATTCTCGTTCCGAAAGATTCTCGAGGCCCTCGCCTAATATCTTGTGAACCCGTTGATTATCAATGGGTACAACAAGGCTTAGGACGGGCCATTGTTAAACATGTGGAACGACATCGTCTTACCCAAGATAATGTTCGTTTCACAGATCAGGAGCCTAACAGAAATGCTGCCTTACTAAGCAGCATAGATGGAAGGTACTCGACCCTGGACCTCAATGAGGCCTCAGACAGAGTAAGTCTTGGTCTAGTTCGTCTGCTGTTCCCAGAACACCTTTACAAGTGTTTAGAGGCATGCAGAAGTTCAGCGACGGTGCTTCCTGATGGAAGGATTATTCCGCTCAACAAGTTTGCTCCGATGGGAAGCTGTTTATGCTTTCCCATCCTTGCATTAACTATATGGGCAATCCTGACTGCAGGATCACCTGACGGGTATACGCGAGAGCGTATATATGTGTATGGAGATGATGTGATAGTCCCCACGGCTTACGCCGTGAACGCTATCGAACAGCTCGAATCGTTTGGTTTAAAAGTAAACCGCGACAAGAGTTGCATCAGTGGACTCTTTAGAGAGTCGTGTGGTATGGACGCCTTCCAAGGCGTCAACGTCACTCCCGTTCGCTTGCGAACGGTCTGGTCATCTGATCCATCGCCTAGCTCCTACTGTAGTTGGATCGCTTACGCGAATTCCTTCTATGATAGGCGGTGCTTCTATACCTACGAGTTTATCGTAGGGTGTCTCCGTCTTGTTTATGGACGGATTCCGGGTAAAGACATGCATCTTGCATGTCCGAGCCTTAACGAAGTACAAGAGCCCGACCGACCTAAGAAAACCCGTACTAACTACAATCTCCAAAAGAGAGAGTATTGGGTATGGGACCTTAGATCGCCCTCAATTAACAAACATATCGACGGGTGGTCCATGTTACTCCGTTACCTAACGGAATACGTTGGCCGTCCTGTGCCGTATGTTGAGGGTAATTCGGAAACACAGAGGAACGTTTTAGACGTACACCCTGCGTTCTCTTCTAGCAAGTACACGAGCCCACGGACTAGCATGCTAGTTCGTGGGTGGCGATGAGAATGAGTTTAGGACTTGAATGTTCCTGACTCAGGCCTG